TGTACATTAGAAGTGTACACAGCAGCTGCTGGAAAATTATTTGATTCTGCTTTTAAGAGAGATCTTTTAGCAATAAAACTTTCTAAAAGATTTATTTGTCCTTGTCCCTTTATTAATATAGTTCTTTCTGTAACAATTTTAGTAACAGTAGATAGTGGTTTGTCTCCAGAAACATTGCTATTTAAAGTTAATCTATCGCCAACTTTAAAATAATGATTTTTATCAAAATAAATTGCATAAGTATTATCAGATGCATCAATCAAATTGATTGCTGATACATTATAAGTTGGAGCAGTGTTATAATACCAATTACGATATTTAAATGTTGTATTACCAACTCCTAATGTCTTAATTTGAATTGTATCATTAAGACCATGATTAAAAGTAGTAGGATGTTCGCAATCAACAATTACATTATTAATTCTTACTTCGATAATCTCATCAAAATTATTTTTTGATCTTCCATATGCAAATGTATTAACTCCAACAATAGCAGTATCAAGGATTGTTTTATTAATACCCGAGACACCAAAAAATTGATTGTTTGATTTTGAGGTGTATGAAACTATGCCTGTAGAAGTATCATTAAATGTAACAAATAATGTTCCATTAGTTGCAAAACCGACAGTGGAGTCAACATCAAGAACACTAATACCAATTCCAGCATTGCCAATTAATCTAGTTTTTGGTTGAACTCCAAATGCACCATATATTGATCCATCTACACTTATATCTTTGTTAGATCCAGCATCTACACTTAATCTATAAAAGGTTTGACCTGTGCCTGTGATAATTGTTTCAACGTTAGAAATAGGAGCATATGCCTTTTCTTGATCATCATATGCATCTTGAAAAAGGGTCATCAACTCAAGATTGGTTGGATCACCAGTTACAGGTTCTACAACCAGATCATTAGTTACATTATACTGAGCATTTGAAGGCGTGAATAAAAATTCACCTGGTCGGACAATTTTTACATTCTCAGAGTAAAGTGCTTTAAATAAAATTTCATAAGATCTATCAGTTCCTTTACTTAAATAAAAGTCTTTTGAATTTTTAAGGAAAACATTTTCATTTAAATTTTCATTAAATGTACGATTTTCAAGTCCTGGTATAATTTGAGATTTTGTTTTGCTTAAAAATTCCTTTAAGAATAAATTGGATAGATTTTCAACCCTAGATCCATAAGTATGTGCAGTACCAACACTTGTATCAAAGACTAACTGCTCAGGGTTTGAAGGAGATGAATATGATGTAATACCACTAAAACCTCTTACACATCCAGTGAATGTTGATTTCGTTTTTCCAGTATATGTAATAATTTCATTATTAATCTTTAAAAGACCATACGAATCAGGAAACCCATCAGTTCCAGTAGGATTTTTAGAAAGATCAATACTAATAACATTTTCAAATGAATTAAGAACTGTGCTTAATCCAACAGATGTTGATAAGTTTGTCGTCTCATCTATTTTAACGTACTTATCAATATTCTGAAGTAAATCAAGGGGAGCTCCTTGATATTCTTGCGCGATATAATATTGCTTTAAAAATTCAGTTACTAAAGGATAGTCCTCTCTTACATATTGAGGAACTTGATTTTTTACAATCGAATTGATTTTAATTCTTTTCTCTGACATTTTATCCTATTTGATTAGTAACCGCTTCCGCCGCCTGATCCAGATCCACCTGTTGATGATCCAGAAGTGCTAACGGTAGTTGAAGGTACAGATGTTGTTGTGGTTGCTGTAGTAGTTGGTCTAGCACTTGTTGTTGATGTAGAAGTTCTTACGATAGATCCTCTACCACCCTCTCTTACTAGATTGCCATTTGGATAACTTGAAGTTACAATATAGTTAGATCCTGCAGGATCTAATCCCGAAGAAATTTCATCCACAACAGTCTCAAAAATACTGTTACTTATATCTAGTTGCAAATAAAGATCCTGTAATCCGATAACATCATTTGAACTCGGAGTTGCTTCAATTTCAATGATTGTTTGTCCGTCTTTTATCATACCACCTTGAACATTTACGGGATTAATCGTAATAACTCCATTTATATAATCAATAGAACCAACATTTCTTCTAACTATCGATGGTGATTGTGATCCAATATTAGGAAGGGTGAAGAAGAAAAGAGTTCCGGTTTCTCTATTAGGTCTTGGTAAATCTCCTAAGTATACATCTTGTGAAATTCCATCAATTTTAAATGCAGAAGTTTTGATGTTAAATCCATCAGGATCTTTTACTTGGAACTTATTTCCAAATCCAATTTGATATTCAGCAAAACCATTTAGAACAACTCTTAAATCTCTTCTCATACGAAGAGTGGTGATATTTGATGTTATTGCTTCATGACTATCATCAACAATTTTTAAAAACTTACTATATTTAAACCTCGCGCCATATTTGTTAAGTTCAGTTGATTCTGCATACTTATTAGTATTTGTTTGCACAGTTGAGGACACAAATGCAGATGATTGTGCCTTATTAGTATTAAAGTATACTTTCGAATCAACTTCAATATACAGATATTTTAGATCAAGTATTTCTGGAACGATACCTGCAACAGCAAATTTCTTTAATTTACTTTTTATATTTTGTTTAATAAGGTTAGGAAGAAAATCACCTGTTCTGGGTTTGATACTAATAAAAACTTTTCCATATTGCGGTGGAATTAATTCTTCACCACCAAAAACAGAAATAGATTCAGTTTCAGGATAAATCTTAGCTGGAATTAATGTTTCATAATCACCTGCTGTAAGTGCTCTATTTTGAGCAGCATAGATCCTTGGGGCATATCTACGAATAGACTCCACAGACTCGATTGTATCGCCCCCAGAGGACGTTAAACCAGTTGTTAGGAGTGATATGCCCGATGTGACTGCATATGTCTGTGCATTTCTTGTATACGTCAATCTTCCTGAAAACTGGAATGAAGAAATGCCATTTCCAGAGTCTCCACTTGATACAATATAATTTGTAGTAATAAAATTACCTTCTTCAAGTGCTTTACCAAAAATATTGTCTCCAAAGAAAATCTCATATCTTTCATCAGAAATTTCTTGAAGAAAATATGTTTTTGACTGTCCACCAATATCAAATAAACTATCTTGATTAGAATATTTTGTAGAGGCAGAGGAATTTTCGTTATTTTTTACTGTTACCGAAATAAGAGATGTGTCAACGCCAGAATTCGGTAAAATAAACTTTTGATTAGGGACTCTAGTGCTATATGTAAAGTTAGAACTTAATAAAGTTCCCTCATAAATTGAAATATCATTAAAACTTGCTATATTATTGAATACAGGGACTGAAATATCATCTAAAATACAAAATGTTTTAGATTGATTTCCAAAACTGCCAGTTGTTGTTGATACAATACCTTTATGAAGAGTAATTGTTGCCGGAGTGGGTAAAATATTACTAGTATCTACAAAAAAACTAATTGTTGCTCTTGATGATTTTCTAGATCTAGGAACATACCCTATATTTCTTGCTAAAGCAACAATATTTTCTCTTAAAGTTGCAGTATCAATGAAAACCTCATTCGCAACCATGTTTGCGTTGTATGAGGAGATATAAGTGTTGTATGCTAATACATCAAGAATTGTTGAAAGGTTCGATCCTTCAAAGTCATAATCCGTAAAATTGGAATTTGACTTAAGATAATCTTTAAGTGTTGTTTTAACTTGATCGAAATCTAAGTTAGTGTAATTAGCGAGTGGCATTTTTTATCTATTTGACTGCAAGACGAATTGTAACTCTTGAGGTGGGATGTCAGCTCCAACAATGTCATATCTAATAATTACATCAAATGTATTCCCATCAAAGTCAGGAAGAACTTTAACTTCCCTTAAATTAACTCTATCTTCAAAATTAATAATTGATCTTTGAATTTGATCTTTTATGTTTGAAGCAGAAATATCATCGATATTTTCAAATAAGGATTGACTTACATCAGAACCAAAGTCCTCTTGAAAAAACTTTTCTCCAGGGACTGTAAAAACAATATTACGAATTGATCTGGAGATAGCATTTTCATTTTTAAGTGCAATCAAGTCATCATTTAAGGGATTTGCCTTAAATGACATGCTAATATCCTTAAATCCTTGACTTACCCTTTCTAGAGGCACAAAAATACGGCGATTATAACTTATTTATTAAGGCATTTAATTAAAATTCATTCAACGTCTGAGAAGGAATAATAGTGTACTCCTCTTCAGTTTCAAATATCTCAGTATTTTTGCGAGAATCGCGTTTTTTAGGAGTTTGATCATCATTAGCAATCTCTCTTAGCATTTTTTGATGCTGATCATTTGCTAAATTATCTAAAAAATCATGATTGGTCATCATTGTTCTCCTTTTTTGGTGAATTTTCTTGTTCTTTTGCTGTTTTCCAAAAATATTCGTCTTCACGACCCATTCCAAGTCGATCAAACCCATTTTCAACCTGATAATATTGAGTTGATACCTTAAAATCGGGCATCTTGGGATCAACAGGTGTTAAACTATTGTCAAAAATCCTCATTCTGTTATTTGGATACAGTGCATACTGTCCATTATTTAATTCAATTAGATTATGTGACTTATGTTCAGCAGGATTTTCACTTGTTGCATAATCAATAACCTCAGGATCTTGATGATAGTTGTCTATTGTACAAATGTATGTACCTTTTTGTGTGCCAAAGTCACGAGTATATAATTCATAGTCCATACTACCAATAAATTGTTTCGTAATTGATACAACACCATAATCCATACAATTCCAAAATTGTAAATTAGGTAAATTCATATCAGGATCAGGTAATTCAGGTTCAGAT